CTAAAGCGTGTTTTCGGATGATTTTTGGTTCTTTTTCATAGCCAAATCGAATTTCTCTGCAAGACTTTTTTGCATGTCTGGAAGGACATGAGAATAGGTGTCTAAGGTGATGGTTACCGATGAATGTCCGAGTCGTTCTGATACGACTTTGGGATTTTCTCCAAGTTGAAGGAGCATGGTTGCGTGAGTGTGTCGTAGATCATGGAAGGAAATAGGGCGGAAATTGTGTTTTTTGATTGCCCGTTTCAAATCTCTGTTAATATCCTGTGGATGAATGGGAGTACCATGAGTGTGACATACAATTAACCCGTGGTCTTGATATCCAGAACCCAATTGAAGTTTAATGTGGTTTTGTTTTCTCTTATGTTTTTTAAGGCATTTGATTAAATAGTCAGAAATGGAGATGGTGCGCCGAGATCCTCGTGTTTTTGGTTCCTGAAATATCAATCCCCCTTTCGTGTGATATAGGGTTTGTCGTACACTGATTTGACCCTTGTCTAAGTCACAGTCCTGCCACCGGAGAGCCAGAATTTCCCCTTTCCTCATTCCAGTATAGATGGCGAGAGCATAAGCAATAAATGTACTTCTATCCTTCACTAAAGAGAGAAAACGAGTTGCTTCTTCCATTGACCAGATATTAATTTCTCGGCGAGTGACTCGTGGAAGTTTGATTAAGGTGGCGACATTTTTGGAGATATAATCCCACTCGGTCGCTGTCTTTAAGGTTTTGCCGATTATGGCATGGATACCACGAATATAGCTTGCAGAATATCCTTGTTCTATCATTTCATTATAAAATCTTTGAAGGATCATTGGTGTTATTTTTGCTAGTTGGAGATTCCCCAACTTAGGCAGAATGTGTTTATTGACCAGGGACATTTGATTATAAAAAGTGGTTCGGCGAATTGTGTGTTTGACGTGGTTTTCAAAATAGTCCACCATGAACTCCTCTAAGGTAACTTTTTTCGGCTCTTTGTATCCTTCAGATTCGATTTGTGCGATGAGCTCTGCGCAGGCTTTTTCGGCTTCTTTTTTTGTCTTAAAACCACCTACCTTTTTCTGTTTGCGTTTCCCCCGTTCATCCTTCCCGATATCCAGCGTAAAGTACCAAGTTTTTCCTCGCTTTCGGAAGTGTCCTTTCATATACCTTCCTCCTATGCACCAAGGATTTGTTGAGTCTGCTCCTGTTTCCGATAGTCAGATAGACACTTCCATGAACAGAAATGTCTATCAGCAAATTTTTCATGGGAAGAACGTTCAATCACGGTTATCCATGTTTGAGATAGGGTACTGTAGCTTGTCTCTATTTTACAATGGTCACAGATGATTTTGATCATGATGCAGCCTCCACTTTGATCATTTGTAAGCGAAAATGAACCATTTCTTCCGTAACACAAAAGTGTTCGGCCAATTCTGGGCAACGCATGCCTTCATGAATAGATTGTATAAGCTTGTCCATAGGGAGAAGATATCTTGCTGCCCAGCGGAGGGCTCGATGTTCGTCTTTGCTCAGCTTAACCCGACCACGGTATAACACATGAGAGATCGGGACACCAAACCCGGCTGAGGTGTAGTAGTGTCCTAATTCCTCAGCCAACACACATCGCAGGAGAGGAAGATCTTTTTGCAATGATTTTGATATTACGATATATGGTGATTCTTCGAAAACTGTAAAATAAGCATGGATACGATGTCTTAAGTCGCTAAACATGACTTGAATACCTTCTTGGGCGGCTCTGTTGATCAGTTTGTGAAGTATTCTGACCACCTACCTAATAAGAAGCCTGCTCCAATTATCAGAAGCAGGTTTTTTGTTACCTATTTATTTTATTCGAATAGGAACATGCGTTTGTGTCCATTTTTACATAATTTTTTTTAATAACTTCATGTCGATTTTCTAAATCATCTACTCGTTTTTCCAGAGAGTTTACCTTTGTCTCGATCTTATCCAGCCTTTTGTTGACTTTATCAAAACCCTGCTTCATTCCCATTTATTCTTTTTGATTTTCCTTTTCACGTTTCCTTCTAATGACATCCCTTTTTACTTCAAGAAGCGACATGATGAGCTCGTCCACTTCCTCACTGGTCAAGTCGTCAAAGTAGTCCCCGGATCGGTTGAAGTACAAATCTTTGAAATCGTTTTCCTTGATGAACCGGGCAAGGCGTTCCATCGGTGGAAGGTCTTCTAGGTGGGTGGGGTATCCGGTGGGATCGTCGGTTCTTCCAAGTAAATAATCTATGGAGACATTAAAGAGATTAGCTATTGCTATTAAGGTTTCTTCGCGAGGAATTTTTCTGTCTGCTTCATAATTTGCAACTGTAGATCTGGAGATTTTAAGTTTATTTGCAAGATCTTGCTGAGTCCAGCCTCTCTGTTTTCTAAGTTCAATTAGACGTTTGGAAAAAAACAATCTACTCACCACCTTGAAGGGTTAGTAGCAAGTTACTTACCAATTAACTTAATAAGTTACTTACTGTAACTTATTATAACTCATATGTTCCCAATGGAAACGTTTCTTTTGGGGACTTTTTTTACAAAAATCTATTGACATTGTTTCTTTTGGTAACATATAATGAAAATGTCCCTAAAGGAAACATGATTAACAAACTGAAAGGAGTGATTTAGTTGAGTCATCAAAAAAGGTTTAATCTGGAAAGACGACGTAAAAAAATTGGTTTTTCACATCAAGAAATTGCTGATTTAGCAAAGATATCAAGAGCTTACTATACCAACATTGAAACTGGGAGGAAAAATCCTTCCCTTGAAGTAGCAAAGCGAATTGCTGATGCACTGCATTCAGATATGGATATTTTTTTTCAAAGAAGTGTTTCTTTTAGGGACAAAAATAATACTCAACAAGGGTTAGATTCTACTGAAACTCAAGCTGTGTAGGAGGTGTAACAATGGACATCAAGATCGAGAAATGGAACGATCACGAAATTCGATTCATCTGGCACAACGGTGAATGGTGGGCAGTCGCAAAGGATGTTGCAAAGGCACTGGATTATAAACATGCACCTCATATGGCACGGATGCTTAACCCAGAGGAAAAGGATGTCCGTAATGTGGACACCCTTGGCGGAGCCCAAAAAATGACGATCATTTCCGAAACAGGTATCTATGAAGCTATTTTCAACAGTCGTAAGAAAGAAGCCAAAGAATTTAAGACCTGGGTGAAGCAAATCCTCAAAGAACTTCGCCAACAAGCCGGATTAGAAGGTTTCCAAGTTTTCCGCATGCTGGACAAGGAGCATCAGCAAAAAGCAATGGGTGTGATCAAAGAAACTCTAGGAGTTCAAGCGGACAAAAAACACTTTATCAAAGCAAACACTGTCGCAAACAAAGCCGTATCAAGCAAACATGGGTACCCCAAGATGGTGCCAAAACCGGAAATGACACCAGAGATGCTAAAGGATCGGCAACCCATTTTGGAAGAGGCGGCGCAGTTAACGGCGGTAAAGGAAGCTTACGGACTTGATTTCTCCGTATCCAAGGCGATCTACAAAAAACACTGCAAATAGGGAGGCAACCAACATGACCCGTGAAGACTACCCGCTGATTCTCAAAGCTGAACATGTTGCTGAGATCCTCGGAATCTCCAAGCGTAAAGCATACGAAGTGATGGATTACACCGATTTCCCACTTGTGCGAGTGGGACGATCCAAACGCGTGGGCCGGGATGCATTTTTTAAATGGATCGAGAGACAGTCAGAAATGTCATCCGTTGGTTAAACCGTAACACACGGGGTTGTGACGTAGAACCCTGTCAATGACACAAAAGACAAAAGGAGGAATGAAAAATGACACTTGGAGTTGTTCAGAAGGAATCAAGGAGTGAGGCTGGTGTCACTCAGCAGGAGCTGGGTGAGGAATTGAACCTGAGCCGGTCGATGATATCGGAAATTGAAGCAGGTAGGCGGAAGATGCCCAGAGACGTTGTGAGGAAGGCGACAGAGGTATTGGATGATGGGTTCTACGCAATGGCAGCTGCCCAAGAGGTCTTGGGAGAAGGGTGGATACCAAAGCTTAACAACGTCGACCTTCACCGGTCGGCGGTCCGAGAAAAAGCATTGGAGGAACTGCAGGAAGCCATGGACCAAATCACGGCCACCAGCTCCGTGAACCGACCGGAGCCGGGAAAACATGACGATCTGAAAGCAGTACTCATCGAATGTATTGATGCCATTGTCTGTTTGAGTCACTTTGTTGCCGTCTATTGCAAGGAATACGGTCTGAGCTGGTTTGGCTTGTGGCGGGAACACCGTCGAAAGATGGTGGAACGGGGCTATATCAAAAAGAAAAGCGCCCCACTTGGGAGCGCCGACCAGGTCCAGAAATGATTATATCATACCAAACATATTTTCGGTAGGCATCCCAATCAAAATGGAGGGAGAAAAGTGAAAACATACCCAATCCAACTCACACTTGGGCAGATCGACATCTTATACGAGGTGTCCAAGTTGGAAATCGCAGAGCTGAAGGACCAGCAAAAAAAGGCGCTGGCTCAAGGGGTTAGCTGTTGGGGACCGGAGCAAATGGAACGGCTCCAACAGTGGACTGAAATACAGACTATATTGGTTGAAATGTGGCACGAGGCTTTCCGGAAAGAAATCGCTCCCTGATCCGAAGCCCTTGAAAGGAGGTGAAACAATTGAACGTCAAGGTCGGTGATTGGCTAAAACTGAGCTGGTCAGAGAGGATGAACCGCCTATATAGGGTCAGTCAATCACAATTTGATCAACGCCTGCGGAAGGGGGTGAAAAACGGTGATTGGAAGCCCAGTCACACTGGCTCCGATGCTGGAGAATACAAAAAAAGCCACGCACAAAGCGGGCTAACACAAAAAACTGAATTATCTTCAATGATACCACAACCATGGGGGAATTGAAATGAATATTCGGGTTGTCACTGAAATGATGGGCGGGAGTATGAGCCAAGCGTTTTCTGATCTGAAAAAGGCTCAGGAATATTTTGAACAGGAGAAAAAACGTGTTGATTCCAGCACCAACATCTTTTGGACAGAAATGGTGGTCGTTGCCGACAGCTACACAGGGTCCGGGGAGGGAGCACGGTGAACAAAAACGAGGTGCAAGCGATGGAGCAACAGCCGGGGTTGATTACTCCGGCAGGCTCCTTGGATCAGACAGTGGAACAATTCCGGATCTATCAGCAGATGAAAAACAAACTTGGGACACGTGATGATTTCCAAGCGATCCGTACCAAAGAAGGTGTAAAAAACCACCCAAAAAAGTCGTTTGTCCGCAAGGTTCAAAGATTTTTCAACCTCTCATGCGAGATCGTCCAAGACGAACCGCTCCGGGATTCGGACGGCAATGTCATCGCATGGTTGGCAAAGGCACGGGCGATCCATTTGGGGACGGGAGCTTTCCAGGAAGCGGACGGTTCTTGCGCCTTCGATGAAAAGGTAGACAAACGTGGGGAGCTGGACCCTAAACGAGCAACGATCCATAACATCCGGTCCCACGCCGTGACACGGGCAAAGAACCGCGCCATTTTGGACTTGGTTGGTTTCGGGGAAGTTTCCGCCGAGGAGATGACCGACAACGAATACGATGTACCGCAACAAAGCCAGCAGTGGAAGAGTAACGGAGACGCTAAAGCTACAGAAAAGCAGATTTCCAAGATACATGTTGTAGCCAACAAAAAAGGACTAGATAAATCGGAAGTAAAGCAGCTAATTCGCTACCTTTCTAAGGGAGAGAAGGAAAGCACAAAGGATCTCAAGCGGGATCAGGCCAGCTATATCATTGATCTCATGGAGAAAACGGACGTGGAAGAAATTCGAAAGATGATCTCCCCAGTGGCGGCAGTGATTGAAAATCACGTCCCTACAGATGAAGACCTGAAGGAACTGGATTCAGTATGAAGGGCATTCATGTCGACGATTGGGGAGGAATGATCATCGCCCGCCACGCTGGGCGGGTGATCATGTCGACCCCGAACGGGGACGGAAAATGGAACCTTCACCGACCGAACGAACAAAACAATCCGATCCTGGTCGGGTTGTCTAAGGGACAAGCAAAACGGGCAGTACGAGAATACTTTCAGGAGGTTGAGTGACATGATCCATTTCTGGCAATTGACACCGGATCATGAGGCGGAGGCGGATCTAAAAGCCCATCGGGAACTGCTGTCTGAGGCAGAGAAGGCGCTGAGGTGGGCTGAGCACATCGGGGATGAGCGAAAGGTCATCCAGTGGCTTCAGGAAGTGGAGTTTCGGCGGGATGAGATCCGGCGCTTGGAGGCGTTGTTGGAGCGGAAGCGGTCGGCATAGATGAGGCCAGCCGGAGACTGACCGAGATGGTACAGGATGGCCGGGTGGCCACGGTCGGGAAGCGGACATGCAGTGTATCAGGGAAGAAATGCGCGGTGTATGTGGTGGTTGATGAGGAGCCAGCGCAGGGACAACTAGAGTTATAGGGGCGGCGCGGGGCCGTCCCCCCTAAGGGGGTGGGAGAGTGGCAGAAAACAATAGTTTCCCGTTTCCAACCTATTCGGGACTACTAACACCGGAACACAGGAAGAATATCGGCCCAGCCCTGTGGGAGTTCCTTTGGTGCATTAGCAAGACCACCAAAGAACGGGCGGGAGATGGCGAAAAACAAGGGATCGTTTTAGGTGGGAAACCTATCAAACACTCAGAAATAGCCGAGGATCTTGGAGTGAGTGCGATAACGGTTCAGCGTAACATGAACCGGCTGAAGAAATACGGCTATATCGAAACAAAGCGGGCACCGTATGGGGAGATTATAACGGTCCGTAACTCCAAGAAATTCAGATACATCAAAAATGATAACTCTAAAAGAGATACATCAAATGTGATAACTCCAGACACATCAGAAATGATAGATCCAGAGACATCACAAACGACAGATCTATCACAAACGACAACTCCAGATACATCACATATGAGTGAGAGATCTATCAAAAATGATATATGCAATAAAGATATACAGGATAAACAATCTAATGATTGGTTGATCGATAGAGACCCCACCCCAGAAGAACAAGATTGTATAGAAATCGAAAAGCACTATCTAAACAGGAAGGGGAACCCCGGATTCAACGTAAGCACTAAAGAGTATCAATCGATTCTCACCCTTGTAAGAGAAGGGATTCCGAAAGCAGATATATTGGCAGGCATTGATTCGGCTTTTGACTACAAAGAAAAGAAAAAGGAAGACATCAATTCATTTGCCTACTGTGCGAAAGTGGCACGACGATTGTATCAGCAAAAGATGAAACGGAGTGAATCACATGCAACACATGGGAACGTACATGGACGAAATCAAAAGAAGGATCAACTTGATCCGGCAAGATATACAAAATACTTCCCAGGACTCAAACGAGTCCCGAAGGTTTAAATGCGAAAAGTGTAAGGATTCGGAATGGATCTGGACGGGGTGGGAGGCAGCCCGCCCCTGTGAATGTCAGGAAAGACGGAAATACGAACGCCGGATGAGTTATGCCATGATCCCCGACGACTTCAAAGAGGCGACTCTAGAAAGTTATGTTCTAAAAAACAAGATGCAATGGTCGATGTTCGATCACATTTCCAACTATGTCTATAACTTTGACACGATCCAGAAGAGCCAAAAAAACAGCCTAGGGTTCATTGCTGAGTATGGTGAAACCCGGTTGAGTGAGATGGGGAAGTCGAAACACGCTCCGGAATATAACTCCTATGGTCTAGGCAAGACACATCTGAAGATCGGAGCTGCAAAATGGCTGATCGATAAGGGGCATACTGTGATGATTGTCAAGGATGTTTCACTGATGGATGAACTGACCAATGCCCGACGGATGGACGACGGCGGGGAGGAATACAAGCGGATTCTTTCCCGGATCATCGATGTCCCCGTCCTGATTTGGGATGACCTAGGGAAATCAAACCCGACAAAAGCGAAGGAACGGATCTATTTCAATATCTTCGATGAGCGGAGTCAAAAGAGAAGACCAGTCATATTCAGCAGTAACGAGGATGTAGAAACTCTGTCGGATCGGATTGGAGGAGCCGCTTGGAGTCGCTTGTATGGAATGAGTGACATTATAGCGGTCGCCGGACAGGACTATAGGCTGGTGAGCGCATGATGGGACGACCTGCGACAGTTACACCTCTCTCTATTAGACGCCGGAAAATTTATATCGCCTTGGAGGATCTGGACTTCATCTGGGACGAGGACGAGATCCCGGACATTGAGCGGATGTGGAACCAGGGTTTCTCTCTCTGGGACATCGCCCATGCGTGTGAGAGAGACGAGCTGGAAGTGTTGCTACTTATCATGGATCGGGAACGGCAAGGCAGCATTTCGCCACGGAAAAACGGGTTATTCAGGGGGGAGGAGAAACAAACATGAAACTTTTCCAGATGCAGCGAAAACTTGATGACCGGATCATCAACGAGCAGCAGATAACCGTCGGTAGTCTTTTCAGCGGCATCGGGGGAATGGATTTAGCCGCTGAATGGGCTGGGATGAAAATAATTTGGCAGTGCGAGATTGATCCGTATTGCAGAAAAGTCTTGGAAAGACATTGGCCGGGAGATTGAGATGACCGAATCAGAGGCGGAGTACATCCTGGAGCGGATGAAGGAGGAGATAACGTGGAAGAATTGCACGTCATTAGCTTAGGTGCAGGGGTCCAGAGTACTACCATGCTACTCATGGCTGCTCACGGAGAGATTGAGCCAAAGCCGAAATACGCGATCTTCGCCGATACGGGATGGGAACCGAAACGGGTGTATGAACATCTGGAATGGTTGGCCGAAGAGGCGGGGCGGTACGGGATTGAAGTCATCCGGGTATCCAATGGCAATATCCGCGACGACATGCACCGAGCAGTAGAAGAAGGTACCCGGTTTGCTTCCCTCCCATTCTTTCTCCCATTCTTTCTGGGGAACGGAGAGATCCACAACCCTAGAAACGAGGGCAAGGCATGGCGGCAGTGTACGGCGGAATACAAACTCGTTCCCGTCCAACGCGAGATCCGGCGGCTGGCCGGGTATAAAGGCACTCCAAGAAAGAAAATCGCTACCGTCTGGATCGGGATTAGTTGGGACGAGATGATGAGGGCGAAACCATCCAAGGTCAAGTGGCTGGAGAACCGCCACCCTCTATTAGAAAAGAACATGGACCGTTTCAACTGTATGAGATGGCTTCAAAACAAGAGCTATCCTATCCCGCCAAAATCTAGCTGCATCGGATGCCCGTTCCACGACAATGTCATGTGGTTGGACATGAAACGGAACTACCCAGAGGAGTGGGAGGAGGCGGTTGAGTTTGACCGGGCAGTCCGGCACCTTCCCCGGTTTAAGAAAAAGCCGTATCTTCACCGGTCATGCAAGCCATTGGACGAGGTGAATTTGGGAGAGGATCAGGGAGAGCTAGACCTATTTATCAACGAGTGCGAAGGATACTGCGGTGTATAGGGGGCGAGAGGATGAACGCACTGAAGCAACAGACGGCGATTCGTTGGGTGGTGGATAGAAATGGCCAGGTGGTATACAGAGACGACGGCACGGCGGCGGTAGAGTTGCGGGGCGTACGTGGGACCGGGTTGTGTCCGGTTCGGGCGTTGAGAGATTGGGAGAAACAGAGGAGGCGAGCGCGGTGAGCATGGAGGGGATGAGTAAACGCGACGAACTGCTGAAACGGCTGAGCAAGTTCCGAACGGTTCCGGGGCACGGGCCGGACATTGACGAGGCAACGGATGAGGAATTGGAGCTGTTTGTTTCGATACTTGAACACATGTCCGAAAAAGGGAGAGAGGCATGAAACCCGTTCTATTGGCACTTTTCCTATCGGCGGTCGTTTGGTTGTACATGTTTGCGCCGCCGCCCCCTAGATGGCCGGATGAGGAAGAAGAGGAGTCAGAGTGATGAAAATGGAGCAAAAGGAGAAGATGGTGCCGGAGCTTCGATGCGAATTGTGCGGCGAGGATCGGCGGGACTATCTGGCTCAGGGCCAGCACAGACGGACGGGAAAACGATTCTATTTTTGCCGCCAGTGCGGGAACCGATGGGAGGTGGAGGAATGATCTGGTGGAACCTGTTGGGCGCGGCACTGGATGTAGCGTTGTTCTCCTTGATGGCGACCGCTGCGGTGGCGCTTGGTAGCGGTATCGGGCTGGCCTACTGCTATCTGGCTGAGAAAAAGCAGAAAAACGAGGAGGCGATGAAATGATGAAACGGGGGCCAGTCATGACGATCCGGCGGGGAGAGGGAACCACAAAAATGAACCGGGAGGGATGAGGATGGGGGTTCAGGTATCGGATGACCATTGCAGGGGGTGCCTGTGGCTACTGGACGGTGGTGCATGCGCATTCCATCGGTGCGTGAAGGAGTACGGTTGGAAGACTGACAGAAAGTAGAAACATTCAAAGGGGTGTGGGAGATGGGTACAGCACTGAAGGAGAAAACCAAGTACAAAAAGCCCACCTATCGAAAAGAGGTGGAGCGGGTCCTGAAGGAATATCCAATCTTGAAAGTAGCAGTAGAAACGGAACAGGAAGCGGAGAAAGTGTACCCTTCCTGCACTCTGTCGTATGAGGAAAGAGTGAACGGAGGATATAGCGAATATCAGTCTTCAACCGAGAAATTCGGAATTAGGCGGGCTAACAAATGCCTGAAGGTGAAGCGGATCGAGAAGGCATTGACAGTTTTGGATCTGGATGAACGTTTCATCATTGATGAGCGATATTTGAAACTGAACTGGGTTACAGATATTCAGGTGTATACTCAATTGGGATGGAGTGAGCGAAATTACTATAGAATCAAAGAAAGAGCCTTATGGAAATTAGCCGTTGCACTGAATATACTCTAATTTGGCAGGATTGTGGCAGAATTTACGGCAGGATTTGTACAAAAAACCGGGTTACTATGGTAGTGGCAGGTTATGGCTCAATTGCACCCACACGGTGCTTTTTTTCTTTGGTACCAGCTTGTCAACTACCCACCACTGAAGTGGTGAGCTTGCAGTTCATCCGGAGATGACCGCGTTTGGCAGGTTGACGGCTGCCCGGCGCCCGATATTGAGCGCCGCCACATTGTCAGCAGGACCAGCGAAACCACACTGACAACACTCAAACCAATCTCTTGTTTTTCGATTCTTTTTATGATATTGGGGCCACCAAGGAGAATGGGGTAAGTAATTTTAGCCTTTTGGGGGATAGGGATCGTTTGGACCGTAAGTATTTGCCTCACGAAACTTCCCTTGACGGTTTTGTATTCGTAGCTCTGCTTGTTCCTTTTTTGCCCTTTCCTTCCCATATTCAATAGCTTCTTTTTGAGTATCGAATATTTTGGAAGCTCGTTCACTGTTTTCGCTTCTTACAGCCCATTTATCTTCATGGCGTACCACGTATTGATTTTTACCTTTACCAGACATTTTTTCACCTCCTTTTTTTGAACATATTCGACAAGAAATCCAATGTTCCCTCTGTTGTTAGGTATACCAGTTGTGAAAGGGAGGTCGAAAGTATATGATGTGGTTTCTATTTGGGTTATTGATAGCTCTGGTTACTATCATTGTTCTGATTTCTCTAGGTGTGCACATTATAGAAGCTCGCCGACTGTACCCAGGAAAAATCCGAAAGAGACGATTGAGATGAAGCAAGAAGGAAGAATATTACTCTTTGTCGAAACTAAATCGACAAGGAGGGATATATATGGCAGACGATTGGGAGCCGTGCCCAAGGTGCGGGAGTAACAAAACTCAAACCTTGGGGAAATCTCTTTGGGTTACTATAGCTTTGTTATTTGTTGGGGCTACACTTTTTGTTGGTATCATTATTTGGCCAGCTCTTATCCTTGCACCAGTATTTCTGCTTATATCTCTAATAATTTTGGTATTACCTATACCTAAAGTAAATACATGTAGATACTGTAAGTTTAACTGGAAAGTAAAGAAAGCAGAGAAGGCATCGTGATAGGTGCCTTTTTGTTTTGGGGTGATATTCGTTGAAACCATGGGCAAGAGGGTTTTACAAAAGCAGGGCATGGCGCAAATGTCGCGATGCTTATTTTGTATTTCAACATGGATTATGTGAGAGATGCAGCAGACCAGGGAAGATCGTTCATCACAAGATATATTTGGCACCAGACAACATCGATAACCCTGATGTGAGTTTAAATTGGGAGAACCTTGAGTTGCTTTGCCAAGACTGCCACAACAATGAGCATCATGGCACCAAGCCAACTGGAGATGGATTGAAGTTTGATGAGTCTGGGGATCTCGTGGAGGCATAGCCCCCCCATTTTATTTTTGTTGGTTGGCTGTTGGGGACCGAGGCGGGGACCTTCAAAAACCTGTGAACGTGCTCTATAGGGGGTGTGGTATAAGGGGGAGGTGATTGGAGTGGCGGAAAAAAAAGAATTGTCCATGGATGAACGTATTAAAAAAGAGTTTAACCGGTTAAAGCGCATTTTTAAGCACATTCCCAAAGAAAGAAAAGATACCGCCATTTCTCTTATGCGGAATGCTGCGTTTATGACCGCTACGCTGGATGATTTGCAGGACCAGATCAATAGAAAAGGCTATATCACTGAGTACCAAAACGGTGAAAACCAATGGGGAACGAAGAAATCACCGGAAGTGGATATATACAATGTAATGATCAAAAACCATATGGCCGTGATTAAACAATTGTGCGATCTTCTCCCTGATGATAGCAAGAAGGAAGCAACCGACGAGTTGATGGAGTTCGTCAAGGGTGTTGCAAAATGAAAAACTACATCCTTGAGTACTGGAGCAAGATCGAATCTGAAGAAATACAGGCATCTAACCGAGTGAAACAGCAATATCAAAAACTGGTGGATGAAATAAACAGCCCGCGTGATCCGTGGGTATTTGATATAGAGAAAGCCAATCAGCCGATCCACTTCATCGAACGCTTTTGCAAGCACTCAAAAGGCAAATGGATCGGGAAGCCGGTCACCTTGGAGCTATTCCAAAAGGCGAAGATTCAAGCGGTATATGGCTTTGTTCACAAGGATACCCGGCTTCGGCGATGCCGTGAAGTATTTACCTTGGTCGGTCGGAAGAACGGGAAGTCAACCGAGAAGGCGGCCACCGGATTATATATGCAGATAGGTGATGGCGAAGGCGGGAGCGAGGTCTATTCCGTTGCGACAAAGAAGGATCAGGCGCGGATCGTATTCACTGAAGCTGTGAACATGACTTCGCAGTCACCGGCATTGTCGAAGCACATTAAAAAGCGCAAAACTGATCTGTACTTCCCGGTGACCTTTTCCAAGTTTGAACCCTTGGCAAGTGATTCAAATAGCTTGGACGGGTTGAATGTCCACAATGGCATCATCGACGAACTGCACGCGATCAAAGACCGGAACCTGTACGACGTTATCAAACAGGCGATGAGTTCCCGCGAACAACCACTATTGGACATAATCACCACGGCGGGTTTTGTCCGGGAAAGCATCTTTGACAGCATCTATGACTATGCGTGCCGGGTGCTGGATGGGTTGGTAGAGGATGATCGGTTTCTCGCTTTCATCTATGAACTGGACGACCGGGAAGAGTGGACAGACTTCCGCATGTGGGAAAAAGCCAATCCCGGATTAGGCACCATCAAGGACTACAACGAGCTGGCGGCCAATGTGGAACGGGCAAAAAACGATCCCGACTTCCTACCGACGGTTCTAACGAAGGATTTCAACATCCGAGATACAGTGGCTGGCACATGGCTCACCTATGATCAGATCAACAACGAAGAGACGTTTACGATGGACGAGATCCGCGACACCTACGCCGTCGCGGGGACAGATCTTTCAAGCACAACCGACTTGACCTGCGCTACATTGTTGATCATGAAACCCGGTCCCGGTAGTGATAAGAAATATGTCTTGCAACAGTACTTCTTGCCGGGGGATTCGATAGATAAGCGCATCCGGGAAGATAAAATCCCTTATGATCGCTGGGCAGAGCGCGGGCTGTTGACGCTTTGCGAGGGAAACAAAGTCAATTATAGCGATGTGACACGGTGGTATCTCCGAATGATGGAGGAGTACCAGGTGCATCCGCTGTGGGTGGGATATGATCCATGGGATAGCCAATATTGGGTGGATGAGATGATCCAATATGGCTTTACGATGGAAAAGGTGCGTCAAGGGGCACAAACCTTGAGCCAACCGATGAAGGAACTAGGAGCCGACTTACAAGCCAAGGCCATCAATTACAACAACAATCCTATCTTGAAATGGTGTCTTACCAACACTGCAGTCAAAAGGGATGATAATGATAACATCAGGCCCATCAAGGGGCAGAACCAGAGGCAGCGTATTGACGGCGCTGTATCTTTGTTGATTGCGTATACCGTTTTGTTCAACCACATGGACGATTATAAAGCGCTGGTATGACTGGTATGAAAGGTGGTGAGGACTTGAAGGAAAAACGGTCCCTCTTTGATATGATCTTTGGACGGCGACCGCAACAACAGCAGCAGATCCAGACGCAGTTACGGATGCTCAATGGTTATGCGCCAGTCTTCACATCCTTCTCCGGGGATGCTTACGACAGCGATGTTGTACGTTCGGCGGTGGATGCAATTGCCCGGAATGCGGCGAAACTTAAGCCGAAACATGTACGCCGTGTACGCCGTGCCAATGACGGGATTCAAGAAACAGGGTCGGAAATTGAGAAGCTGTTGAGCGTGCGACCGAATCCTTACATGGATGCATATACCTTCTACTACAAAGCGGTTACACAGCTATATATGCAGAACAACTCATTCATTTTTATTGATATCGACCGGATTGCAAAGAAAATCCGGGGGTTTTACCCGATTAACGCGGCCACTGCCGAATTTTTAGAGTTTGAAGGGGATATCTATACCAGATTTCATTTCATGGGTGGGCAGCAGATAACGCTCCCCTATGAGGATCTAATCCACCTACGACGTTTTTTTTACAAGCATGATCTATATGGGGAGCCGTCAGACCGGGCGCTCCATCCGACATTGCAGTTGATCCAGACAACCGATGAAGGGATTGCCAATGCGGTTAAATCATCGGCGTTCCTCCGAGGGATTTTGAAGTTTACCAGCATGCTTAAGCCGGAGGATATGAAGAAACAGCGTGATATGTTTGTTGCCGACTATCTGGATATCACCAATAACGGGGGAGTGGCGGCCACCGATGCTAAAACGGACTATACCCCCTTAGATAACGAGCCTAAGATGATAGACGATAAGCAAATGGATGCGATCAAGCGGAAGGTTTTCGATTACTTCGGGATCAACGAGACGATTATCCGTTCCAACTATTCAGAGGATGAGTGGAACGCCTTTTATGAATCGACCATCGAGCCCTTGGCGATCCAGATGAGTCTTGAATTTACGTCCAAGCTTTTTACCGATGCCGAAAAAAAGCGTGGGAATGAAATCATCTTTGAAGCCAACCGGCTTCAATATGCCAGTATGACAACGAAACTGAATCTCCGGGAGATGGTAGACCGGGGAGCCATGACACCGAACGAGTGGCGGGCGGCTTTGAATCTTGCTCCGATTGAAGGTGGTGATGCACCAATCAGACGGCTGGATACTGCTGAGGTGAACACAGAACCAACGACAGGGGGTGATGACAACGAACCAGGTGAAGAAGGAACACCGTCTGATGGAGATCCGGGCGGTGACGGAGCCGGAGCAGAAGGAGATGGTCGTTGAGGGGTATGCGATTCGCTTCGATGAACCCGCTATATTTGACTTTGGGGGAGAAGAGTTTCGCGAGATCATTGACAAACGAGCCTTGGATAAGGCAGACATGCGGGATGTGCCGTTTAAGTACAATCACAGCGATAATGTGATGGTGATGGCACGCACCCGGAATAAGACCCTGGAGCTCATTCGAGATGAACAGGGTCTTTTTATTCGGGCAACCTTGGCGGATACCACTGCCGGGCGTGATTTATACACACTGATCAAACGAGGGGACATTGACAAGATGTCCTTTTCCTTCACCGTCGATTATGATAACAACGGTGATGAGTACGACCGAAAGACACGCACTCGAACTATCAAGCAAATCAAAAAAATCTGGGACGTAGCCGCGGTGGATACCCCGGCTTACGATACAACATCAATTTCGGCAAGGAGCTTTTTTGAACTGGAGAGGGAGAAGGAGCGTAAGGCCCTGGATAGGGCTGAATTGCGTCTGAAATTGATCATTAAAACCTTTTAAGGAGGCTTACAAATGAACATTAGACTCAAAGAGATCGAGGAAAGAAAGAAGGAAATCCGCACGCTTCTTGAACAAGACGGCGATGATCTGAATTTGGAAGAGCTGGAACAGGAAATTCGTTCGCTTGATGAAGAAAAGGAAAAGCTTGAGAAACGGGCGCAAATTGCTTCCGGCATCCAAGCCGGAACAATCCCCGCAAATACGATACCGAAACCTCAAGGAGAAAAGCGTACCTTTGAGGGCATGGAACGAGATGAGATCCTGTCCACCCCTGAATACCGGTCGGCTTACCTGAAACGATTGCAAGGAAAGCTGCTGAACGGGGTGGAAGAGCGGGCGCTTACCACGGACGCAGGGGCTGCCGCTGCTGTACCGACGGAAACCCTCAACATGATCATTGACAAGCTCCGTCAAACGTCCGCCCTGTTCCCGCGCATCAATGTTTCTTATGTGCCAGGGAATCTATCCCTAGTAGTTGCCAATGCTAAGAATGCAGCCGAGTGGAAAGCAGAAGGAACCGATGGAACTCCTGCGGATGATACAGTGGTGGAAATTAATCTTACCGGTTATGAATTGATCAAGCTGGTAGAAATCTCTGCAGCAGCCCAAGCTATGACCATAGATGCATTCGAGGCATATATTGCGAAAGAGCTTGGACGGCAGATGGCAATTGCTATTGAAAATGCGATCTTAAATGGAACTGGCTCTGGGCAGCCGACAGGTATTCTTACCGGAATTACCTGGGATTCCAGCAATTCAACTACCTGGACGGCGGGTAGTAATGTAGATTATGACACCCTAATGAATAGTCTTGCATTGTTACCAACCATGTACCATCCAAATGCCGTCTTTATAATGAATCGCTCTATGCTGTTTGGAGGAATCCGAAAGATCAAAACTACAGATGGACAGCCGATTTTCACTTACAACCCCCAGGACCCTGCGCGAAATGCGGTTCTTGGTTATCCGGTTATCGTGGATGATTACATGCCGGATAGTAAAATTTTGCTTGGGGATCTCAACTATTATTATTGGAACTTCTCCCAAGCACCGCAGATTGAAACAAGTCGGGAAGCGGCTTTTCGTTCTGGAAAAGTAGTATATCGGGGATTAGCTGTAGCTGATGGCAAACCTGCTTTATCTGAGGCGTTTGTTAAGATTGAAGAAGCTGCTGCATAATTTAGGGACCCAAGAGGGTCCCGTTTTTATTTAAGGAGGAATCGAAGTGTACACAGGAAAAGTGACTAAACGTTTTATCGACAAATATACTCAAAAACGGTTTGAAGTCGGTCAAGAGTATAACCACAAAGAGGAGAAACGATTAAAGGAGCTCAGCGAACAGGGCTTTGTGGAATACGAAACTGAGAAAAAGACCGAGAAGAAAACCAAAGAAAAGTCCAAAAAGTAGGTGGCTGGAATGGCCTTGATTGATGATGTCAAGTTGGCGCTTCGGGTTACCGCAGTCGAGTTTGACAGCGAGATCCAAGATTTGATCGACGGTGCAAAATTGGATTTGCAGCTTTCCGGTGTGGTTAATTTGGTGGATACCGATCCGCTCATTAAGCGGGCGGTGATCGTGTACTGCAAAGCTCATTTCGGCTATGACAACCCGGAAGCTGATCGGTTCTTACGTTCATATGATCTGTTGAAGATGCATCTGACGCTGTCATCCGACTATACAGAGGTGATATAAATGCGTTACAATGCCGTGATCCACCTAGTGGGGACGGAAATCATTGAGGACGAGATCGGGAACCAGATCGAACAGGAGACGGAGCGGCAGGTATTCGCCAATGAAATGTCTGTCGGCCAGGCGGAATATTACAACGCGGCAGTCAGTGGACTCCGACCGGAGAAGAGGTTTGAGGTGTATACCTTTGAATATGCGAATGAGCGGCAGTTGAAGCACAACGGGATCAAGTATCGGATCATCCGAACGGAAACACGTGGGGAAAAGACCCGGATCACTTGTGAAAGGGTGGCGGGAGATGGCTAAAATAAACGGTCTATCACGGGAGATCACCAAGGCGCTTGAAACCTACACCGAAGAGGTGACGGAAGGGCTGGAAGAGGCCAAAGAAACCGTAGCGAAGAGTGCAGCGAAGAAGCTGAAACAAAGAAGCCCGAAGGATACTGGGGATTATGCGAGAGGGTGGCGTGCCAAAAAGGTTGGCAATGGTTGGGTTGTGCATAATGCGACAAACTATCAGTTGACGCATTTGTTGGAGAAAGGACACGCCAAGCGGAACGGTGGACGAGTGGCGGGGATTCCCCACATTGGCCCGGTGGAGGAGGAAGCGATTCAGGAATATGTCCAGAAATCTGAGAAGGTGATCCGGGGATGACGTTGGACGAGCTAGCAACGATCCTTAAAAGCACCGGTTATCCCGTGGCCTACTCGCATTTTATCAGCGACAACGTCCCGCCTCCGCCGTTCATCACCTATCAAGTCGATGATTCCGCTAACTTTTTTGCAGACAACCGAGTATACAAAAAGATCAGCAACATTTCGATTGAACTTTATACTGACAAAAAGGATTTAGATGCTGAGGCCGCTCTGGAATCGGCTTTGGACGCCAACCATTTGGTATATGAGACAACGGAAGTATGGATCGAAGCGGAAAAGCTGTTCCAGAAAATCTATGAGATCGGAGTGGTTTGAATGGCAAACAAAGTGAAATTCGGGTTAAAAAATGTGCATTATGCAACATTCACGTATGACGAAGGAACTGGAACTATCACATATGATACGCCCATTCGTATTCCAGGGGCAGTGGAATTATCTTTGGAACCTCGCGGAGAAATGGCGGAGTTTTACGCTGACGATGTACTTTACTACAGTGCACAAAATAACCAGGGGTATGACGGTACATTGTCTATTGCTACGATCCCGGAACAATTTGCTATCGACTGTTTAGGTGAAGAAAAAGACGAAACAGATATGGTACTGACTGAGAAAACGACGGCAAAAGGAAAGTCGTTCGCGTTTCTTTTTGAATTTGACGGAGATATCAAGGCTATTCGTCATGTTCTGTACAATTGCACAGCCAATCGTCCAACGGTGACAAGCTCAACGAAGACAGATACAGTGGAACCGACGCCGGATGAGCTCACGTTTGTCGCATCACCAAGACCAACCGATTACGCCGTAAAAACCAAGACGAGTCCAGATACACCGGCGGCTGTTTACGATGCTTGGTATTCGTCGGTGTATGAAAAGGCACCAGCCATCTGATGAGGTGAGATCATGGAAAAAACACTGACAATCGATGGAAAAGAGGTACGATTTAAGTCCACGGCGGCCACTCCTCTCCGCTATAAGGCCCAGTTTGGGAAAGATTTCTTTGCGGAAATTTTTAAGCTGGAGTCCCTTGAAAAGTTGATGAAACCAAAATCAGGAAAATTGAAGGCGGAAGACTTTAGCTTGGTCGATTTTGATGTACTTTACAATATCGTATGGACGATGGCAAAGACCGCGGATCCGAAAATACCCGATCCTATCACGTGGTTGGATGGTTTTGATGAATTTCCATTGATGGAGATCTTTCCAGAGTTGCAGGATATGATCGTTCGAACAATTCAGGGTAAAAAAAAATAGACGAAAAAAGAGGAACGGATCGTGGGGAGCCGATTACCACGGATTCGTTCCTCTTCATTTGTCGTCAAGTAGGATTACAGCGGGATGATCTGGAGGACATGACGATTGGGATGTGTCTGGATTTCATTGAGGAATATATCGAGATGAACGATCCGAAAAGACGGAAAATGAGGGCAAGAAGGGCTACACAAAAGGACTTTGACAACTTTTAATTTTGAAAGGCAGGTGAGGATATGGCGAGGAAACGAATCCAGGGAATCACGATTGAGCTGGACGGCAACACAAAAGGTCTGGATAAAGCCCTCAGCGATGTCGACAAACAAAGTCGGAGTTTGCAACAAGAGCTTCGGGATGTGGATCGCCTGCTCAAATTTGATCCGGGCAATGTAGAGGCTTTGGCGCAGAAACAACAGCTATTGACGCAACAAATCCAGAACACTACCGAGCGATTGAACCGGTTGAAATCAGCACAAAAGCAAGTTCAACAACAATTTGAGCGCGGGGAGATCGGTGAAAAGCAATATCGGTCTTTTCGGCGTGAAATTCAATATACTGAGACGCAACTAAAAAAGTTTGAAAAGCAATTAGCCGGATTGGATGATGAGAAGTCAATCGACAATTTGAAGAAAGACTTTGACAAGGTTGAAAAAGAGGCGGGCGAAGCTGAAGGAGCAGTGAGCGATCTTGGCGAAGCAGTCGCAGGAATTGCGGCGGGTGGTGGAATTGCCGGGGCTGTTAGTCAGGCATTGGATTCAGCCTCATTGGATACCCAGATCGAAATTTCTATGGAAGTGCCACCGGAGTCAGTAGCAACGGTGCGTGATAGCATTAAAACGGTTTCCACCTATATTGATGATCAAGAGGCGGCGATTGAAGGAGTTCGCCGTCAGTGGGCGCTCAACGCCGATGCGAGCGATGCAGCGAATGCTCGGATTGTTAAAGGAGCCGGAGCGATAGCTCGCGCTTATTCGGGTATCGATTTTTCGGAACTCATACAGGAAACAAATGAAACAAGCCGATCTTTTGGGATCACTAATGACGAAGCGCTTGGGTTGATAAATTCACTGTTGAAAATCGGATTTCCGCCTGAACAATTGGATATCGTTTCTGAATATGGAACTCAGCTCCAGATGGCTGGATATGATGCAGAGGAAATCCAGGCTATATTTGCGGCTGGGGTTGAGACAGGATCATGGAATATTGACAGCCTTCTCGACGGTTTGAAAGAGGGACGGATTCGGCTAGCCGAGTTTGGTGAAGAAGTGCCTTCAGCCATGCAAGACTTGCTCGATGGAACCGATATCTCCGCCCAGCAATTACAAAAATGGGGCCAAGCTGTAGCCAAAGGCGGCGAAGAAGGCAAACAGGCGATGTTTGAAGTGGCACAAGCGGTCAACGGGGTTGAAGATGAAACAAAGAAGAACGCACTTGGTGTGGCCGTTTGGGGTACCATGTACGAGGATCAGGGACAGGCGGTCATTGATACGATTCTAGGCGCAAAGGATCAGACTGCCAACTTAACGGAAAACCAGAAACAACTGAACGATACCGTTTCAAAACTTGATGAAGATCCGGCAGTGAAATTCTCACAGGCTATGAAAGATCTTGGCGAAGCACTGAAACCGCTACTTAGCGTTATTGCTGATGTCATCAACAAAATTGCTGAGTGGATTCAGAACAATCCAGAACTTGCTGCTACCATCACAGCTATAGTAACGGCGATCGGGATTCTGATCGGGATCTTTATGGCATTATCGCCGATCATCACTGCTATAGCATCTTTGGCAGGAATGTTGGGTTTAAGCTTTGGAGCAATAGCTGCACCGATACTTATTGTCATAGGTGTTATTTCGGCACTCATCGCTATCGGTGTTCTCCTGTGGCAAAACTGGGACACGATCAAGGCAAAAGCTGTTGAGATTTGGGGGGCAATCAAAGAATGGTTGCTCCAAACTTGGGAATCCATCAAAGAAACCGCTGTGAATGTCTGGAATAGACTTAAGACATTTTTTATAGCAGTCTGGGAAGGGATCAAGGGGTATTTTAGCCAGGCGATTTCATGGATTATTACTCTTGTCAGTACGAAATTTGCAGAGATGTCCGGTCTGATCCAATATGTGATGGGGACAGTGAAAGATATTATAAAGACGGTCTGGAACTTCATAAAAAACACATTTCGTAATGTCCTCAGTTTCCTAAAAGCGTTGGTTACGGGCGATTTCAAAGGAATGAAAAAAGCTGTCGGCAACCAGATGGAGAATATCCGATCTACGATCGGGAAGATCTGGGATCGAGTGATGGATTTTTTCCGGAACATCAACCTGTTTAAGATGGGTAAGGAGATCATACAAGGCCTGATACGCGGGATTCAAAATATGGCTTCAGGTGTCACCAAAGCTGTTACAGGTGTGGTAGATGGCGCGATTGGCTGGGCAAAGAAAAAGCTAGGGATTGCTTCTCCGTCGAAGGTGTTCGAGGAAATCGGAGAATACACCGGGGAAGGATTCCAGATCGGGATCGAGTCCATGCTGGGCGATATTCGCCGGGTCTCTGATCAGATGGCACAGACAGCTATTTCTACTTCCGAAGATGTAGTTGTAACCGGGCCATCCGCAACTGCATCCCCAGGAGTGGTTGATCGGCCCTTGATCAACATAGAAAACATGGTCATTCGAGAAGAGGCAGACATACAAAAAGTCGCGACTGAGTTTTGGCGACTGCTTCAGCGGCAATCCAGGTTTTAAGAAAGGGGGGGAGGTAAATGGGGTTTTCATTTGCGGGAGTCCACAATGATCAGTATCGTCTGAAGGTATTGAAGACCACACGCCGGATTCTTCCCCCGATGAATAACCACTTGGTCAGCATACCGGGGAGTGATGGTGTATACGACTATGGATTTAACTACGGAGAATTAATTATCGAAGTGGACGTTTTATTATTCGAGGAAAGCCGTGCAGAATTACGTTCACGGGTGAGAGAAGTGGCGGAATGGCTGGGACAGAAAGAAGCGAAGGAATTGGTGTTTGACGATGAGCCGAGTAAAACATACTTTGCCCGGTTGTCTGATAGTACGGAGTTAGAGGAACTTATTTATGCTGGAAACGGAACGATCACCTTTCTATGCCCTGAACCCTTCGCCTATGGTCCCGAAAAGGATCAATTAATTGCCGGGATTGAAAAGCAACATGACACCCAAACGCAGGAAGGTTGGCAGGCCGGGACCTTGACGGGCGTTGTTGCCGCACCTGACGGTTTGAAGCTGGCAAAGGAAGGCGAGGACTACTCTAACTACGTGGATGCAGGCTGGGATGGCGGAACACATGAAAACACCGAGGAAAAAGACAATGACTTTCTTGTTTTGGCGAAAAGTGGCCAGGATTTTAATTACTCATATACCACCTCCAAATCTATTCCCAGTTGGGAGTTTATTTCGAGATTTGAGCCGGGATCTGTCGGAGAAGATGGCGACTGGTATGTTCGAAACCAGAGCGGTGGGACCTATACCCTGGACGGTGAAAAAATCATTTTTCAGGGGGACACCAACGAAGACAGTATTTATATCCGCCGTGATTCCAGCGGTTTGAATGGTTCGCCTTTAACAATGGATTTTCGCGCACGGATCAGCAAGGGGAGCGGAGCTCGTCCCTTCGTTTCTGTGAATGACGCGGAAACCGGAGGTATTGACGTCGAATTGCCTGATACAGGCGGGGCAGTGTCTTGGTTCCGGTTGGTATACCGGGGTGGAACGGATTTTACCCTTTACCAAGACGGCACGGAGATTACACCGGAAAGTGTGTTTGAGTATGGGGCCGTTTCCACGGGATACATCAATATGGGAATGGATAACGGTCCCTGTACATTTGACGTCTGGAAACTGGGCCATGCAAATACCAACCACGGTGCGCCGCCTTCCAATCATACGTATACAGATGAGCTTGTGGGTGCTTCGGCGTCATTATCAGGGGTGGGCGTTTTGGCGTCCTCCTCCTATTCAAGAAGTATCGTCGCAACCAATGCCTATGATTATTCAACATCCGCTTATTCTGGGTTATCAATGGACGGTGGGGATACTTGGGACGAAACGGAATTATCATCCGAATCCGGATCAATTCCGGGGATATCGAAAGGAGACGATGTAACCGGGTATGACTGGCGGTTCCGATGGACCATGACTAGCCGGGACAGCATCGACCCGGTTTATTTGGATTCCTTTGACGCCGACTTTGTTTCCGGACGTCATCCCAGCGGATACCGTGATAGCCCAGCGATTAACCTTTCTCAAGTTGGCCGGGCGGCGACTTCTTCCTTTTCGTGGACGGTGAAAACTTTTCCGCCGGGTTCGACGATAACGCCTTATGTCCGTTTTTCCTACGACAATCAAGAAAGTTGGACAGATTGGCAAGAGGTAACGGAGAACGGCGGGGAAATGCCGGGTCTTGATACCGACGCCGATTTGTCCGACACCTATTTTCAATATCGGTTTCAGTTGACCACAGATGATGTCGAGTTCACACCGGAGGTGGACCGGGCGGATTACGAAGTTACATCCGCTTATGTATCGGAGGGGGAGCGTATTTCCGACCCGATCACCTTCGGAGACTTTGGAAGCGTTGGCGGATCGTATATTAGTTGGGATACGACGCCGGACGGATCGGAGGATGTAGAGGTTTACGCTCAAGTGGTCAACGAAGGGGAAGACCCCGACCCGAACGCATGGGTTCAAGCTACAAATACCGGGGAACTACCGGGCGCAGAAGTCGGTACGGATATGACCGGGAAGGCCGTTTACACGCGGCAGGTGTTGAAAACCAGCGATCCTGAAATCACGCCAACCCTTCACCGGGAACTATGGAGGGTTGAGCCGGATAGCGACAACGCTGTAGACTATGCCGGAACCTATCGTGCCTATCCGGTTATGACGGTAGAGTTCAAGGATTACACCGACCACTTCGAGATATCTGACCCGAATACGGGGAACCGGGTGTACGTGGTTTATGATTTTAAGCCGGGGGACGAATTGGAGATCGATAATCGAAAAGGATCTGTTTATATTAACGGAGTGTTGGCGCTGGATCGAGTCCCACTGGGTGCGGAGCAATGGATTTACTTCCAGAAAGGAGAGAATCCGCTTAATATTGATCCGCTAGGTTCGGCGGAAGTGACCGGAAGGTGGAGGGAGGTGTTTAAATGAATACCACACCAGACATTCATATTTTTGCCTATGGTAGCCCAGAGAATCCGAGGGAGCATCGAGTCGCTACCTTGAGCAATACGCTACCAGGAGCTTGCAAGATCCAAGAGATGAACCTGAAACAACAGATCAATGGGGGCGAAACTCTGACCTTCTCCGTACCCGCTAATCATGAAGAAGCGGGTTTTGTTATGCGTGGGTATTGGGCGGTTTTCAGGGACATGGATGGGACGTACCGTGCCTTTGTTATCCAAGAGGAGACTGAGCGACACGGTCAGGGCGAGATGATTCGTGAGGTCTACTGTGAGGAGTTGGCAGTGGTGGAACTGAATGACGAGGTGGTCACAGATATTCGACCACAAAACACCAACGCCCGCGATGCACTGAACCGACTCTTAGAGGGGTCTCTGTGGCAATCGGGCACCGTGGATGACCTGGGCACGGGTAGCACAAATTTCTATTATGAGAGCCGGATGTCGGGAATCAAGAAGATCATCAAGGAATGGGGTGGAGAAATCCGTTTCCGGGTGACAATCGGAGCCGACAATACCATTACCGGGAGATACGTGGATATTCTGGTGGAGCGGGGGAGACGGACCGGGAAACGGTTTGAGTACACGAAGGATCTCACCAGCGTCGAACGGATTACCGACATGAAGCCGATTAAAACCGCCCTATATGGTCGTGGAAAGGGAGAAGAAACCGACTCCGAGGGATATGGTCGGCGACTGACCTTCGCGGATGTCGAATGGAAAAAGGAAAACGGAGATCCCGTTGATAAACCCTTGGGTCAGGAGTGGGTGGGAGATCCTGACGCGCTGGCGGTATGGGGACACGTCAACCCGGACGGCACCCGACGGCATCGGTTTGATGTGTATACAAACGAAGAACAGGATGACAAAAAGGAATTGTTGAAGGAGACCTGGGAGGAGCTTCAACATCGAAACAAACCGGAAATCACCTATAAAATGAATGTTTTGGATCTGGAACAAGTGAACGCCGGGGAATACAGTCACGAGGCCGTTAGATTGGGCGACACTGTAGCCGTCATTGACCGGAATTTTACATGGGATGTTCAGATCGAGGCCCGGGTCTCAGAGATCGAGCGGGACTTTATCGCACCGGAGAATACCCAGATCACCCTGGGAAATGTCCTGAAGGATATAACCGGAGTTGTCCGAGAGATTCAAGAACGGGTGGAGGAGAAGATTGGACGGGATGATCCCATCGGATGGTTGCGGGGCATTATTGATGCGGCCCGCTCTGAGTTCCATTCACAAAACGGGTACGTCTATATCACTGACGAGGACGGGATACTGATCACCAATCGGCCAAAGGACAATATCGACAACCCACCGGATAAGGCGATGCAGCTAAAACATGGAGGCCTTGCCATTGCCGGGAGCCGAAACCCAGACGGAACCTTCAATTGGGAAACCTTCGTCCTAGGTGATCAGGTGATTGCCGACCGGATCAACACCGGACGGATCCGAACAGATAATGTGACTGTCGGGGATGATGCCGGACAGGTGAGGATCAGTGGCGGCAATGTCACGATTAAAGGGGGCGGTTTGGAAGTCTACAGCACGCCGGATGCCTCCGACGCGGGTGTGATGATCCGGGGGAATAAGATTACCACTAACTTCATCAAAAACGCAGACTTTGACGATCAACCATCCGGGGATGAAGGCATCGATTGGAGGCTAATGGGGAATGCCCGATATAACCTATCCGCTGGGCGCATTGATATAGATGTTTCATCCAACATGGGGCCTCAACATGGTGTCGTTCAAGAGTTTCCTGTATTTAATCCAAGGGCAAAATTTCAGGCGCTTTTCCGTTGCAATGTAACTCGGGGGTCAGCGACCAACCGCGTCCGGTTCTACTGGTTTTTTTATGACAGTGAGACAGGAGAGCGCTTTGATGAATTAGAGTATCGGGAAGAGTTGGCGACCTATCAGGAATGGCATTTATTAACCCATACCATTGATTTTCCGCCGGGGATTGTCAGGGCAAAATTATATGTACAAGCGTGGACTGATGGCGAAGATATGGCGAATGGCTTCGAGATTCATTGGGTTCGAGGGTACTATGACGAATTGGTAAGACAGGATCAGTTACTGGAATATCCGCGCGATCTGCATAGCGTGCAAGCTGCGCCGGAGATCCAACAGTTTTCTATCTCAATCGTTGTCACAAGGGATTTGGACACCGGAACGTTTAGCGCGGGTAATATGTATTTCCCGCGAACGTTCAGCGATCCGGGGGCATTAGGAAGGATTGCCGTCATTTTGACAGGTGTGGACGGATATTCCGCTTTCTTTAATTACGGAGCCTATAATATTAATCGCTCAGGCTTTGAGCTTAGAATCAAACCAAGGGGGAGTATCAGCGCAAACACAACTTTAAATATGAACGGAATAGCCTACCGAGTCGCCTACCTTGGAAGCACAGGGGGGAATATTTAGTGGAAATTAGAGAATCGAAAATTTTAGCGGGTCCGGGGGAGATGTCCGGACTTGATGTAACTTATGATCCCGTGGCGTTAACTGTTAAGGTTTCCGGCGGGGTTTTATGTGGCGTAGTTTTTCAACCCGAAACCTTTCAAGCCGATTCGACAGATGAAGACACAAAAATAGATGTCCGTCTATTACAAAACGGTGAGATCCATTTTGAGCAACAACCGATTCAAAATCCAAAAGAGCGGGCGGAAGACTTACCGCTACTTCATAACTTAGCGGAGCTTCGGTTTCATTCCGGAGTGGGAAACAAGGATGACCGCGATTTTATCCATATCGGAAGACTGGTTTAAAAGGGGATGAAAGAGAGTGGAAACAGTGTTCAAAGTAGGGTCAGCGGTCGCTGGAGCGGCGGCTTCTTTTTTGTTTGGGGGGTGGTCGGTGTTGATTCAAACCTTAATGGCTTTTGTGATTGTGGATTATGTGAGCGGGGTCATTGCCGGAGCCAAGGAAGGAAAATTGAATAGCTACGTTGGCTTATTGGGAATTTCCAGGAAAGTGTTGATTTTTGCATTGGTTGCGGTCGCCCATATGGTGGATATGGCACTCGGAGAAGGTCATATGTTCCGGGATGCGGCCATCTTCTTTTATCTGGCGAATGAATTGCTGTCCATTTTGGAAAATGCTAGCCGAATCGGTGTTCCAATTCCTCCGAAAGTGAAGGAAGCAGTAGAAGTTCTTCGTGGAAAGGATGATAAACATTGAGTGGAATTGGCTTTGATGATGCAATGTTGATTGCTGTGATTACCGGATTGGTGGAACTGTTTAAAGATGTTGGATTTCCCAAACGGTTTGCACCCTTGTTGGCTCTCGCTTGCGGGATCGCGGCGGGGGTTTTTTATGTGAATCCTGGTGATCTGACTGCCGGGATTCTGTCCGGGATCGTGATGGGGCTGTCAGCGGTTGGACTATATAGCGGAAGCAAAAACATGGTGAAGAAAGGGGAAGTAAAATGAAGACGGAAAAACAATACATTCCCAAACGACACGAAGATATTCGACCCGGTATCCGGATGAAACCCCGTTATATCACCATCCACAATACAGGCAACACGGATAAGGGTGCAGATGCAGATGCTCACGCCCGTTTGTTAAAGAGGGGAAACAGCCGGCAAGCGTCCTGGCACTTCACTGTGGATGACGAAAAGGTGGTCCAACATCTCCCGACCGATGAGGTGGGATGGCATGCTGGAGATGGACGGGGTCCAGGAAATATGTCCAGTATCGGCGTGGAAATCTGTGAAAACTGGGATGGTGACTTTGCCCAAGCGGAGGCCAATACCGCACAGTTGGTACGTCGCTTGTGCGATGAGCTGGACATTCCGGTCAGCCGGGTGGTTCCGCATCGCCACTGGAGTGGAAAAAACTGTCCGCATCGAACCCTGAAACATTGGAGCCAGTTTATTCAAAAAGTAAAGGGATCGAAATGGGACGGAAAGTCTTTTCCGGGACGGGATGCATTCAAGACCGGGAAATCTCACCCAGCTGTTACAGTATTGGGCAAGCGATTGGTGGCCCATGGATTTGGAAAACATTACAAAGTAGGGCCTGGACCTACTTTTTCTGAAGCCGACCGGAAAAACGTCCAGGACTTCCAAAAGGCCCAGGGATGGAGCGGGAGCGATGCCGACGGATATCCTGGACCCGTAACGTGGGAGCGACTCATGAAAGAGGCGCCGTCAGAAAAGAAGAAGTTGAAAGAGTTCTGGAGGCTATACAAAAACGGGGAGCAATTTGGATACTACGATGTCGACGAAAACGCCCGCAAAAAGATCCTACAAGTCCTGGACAAGGCTATGGATGATAACGAAAAGGAAATCAACATCAAGGTTGAACGTGACTTGAAATACGTTTGAAAAATGAAAGCCGGGAGGGGAATCATTCCCCGCCCGGCTTTTTTTTTGGTCTCATCCGGAAAATCTACTTGTTACTGATTCGTTACTGAACAGGAAATATCCTTGTCCGGTATTTTATTGAAGGAAAAATCGAAATAATTTATAAAAACCTATTGACCTATATTCATAGGTTTGGTATTATAGAATCAGAAAGGAGGTGAGGGAAGTGGAATTTTGGATCAAGGTTCTGGCTCTGATCGTCGGGGTACTAACCATCATCGAAAAGATGATGACCATCCTCGAAAAGATGGAGCCAAAAAAGAAAAAGACTCACCACAAACGCCGTCGCAAGCGTAAAAAGTAGTGAGTCACAGGAGGGGGAACGCCCCTCCCCCTCCTAAAATTATACCAAAATTCCACTTCAAATATCCATGGGTAAACTAATGGGAGCGACATTCTGGGTGTTTTTCGTAATATACCTAGCTGTTCGAGAATGGCCATTTGGTGATACGCTTCAAACCGTTACGGACACCCTGGTATTAATCGCTGCAGGTTTAACCGTTGTCAACTATTTCCTAAAAAGGTGATATGGATGAAGTTCAAGGATCGGGAGGATCTGGTCCGCTTTCTGGCGGATCAGATTCTTACTACAGCTGAAGTTATGGAGATTTTGGGTGTCACCCGTCAGAATATCACCCGTTTAGTGAAAAAGGGTGATCTTACACCGATCAAGGAAGGTTCCGTAAAGCTATACCTTCGTGAAGAAGTAGAGGAATTGAAACCACGTCTGGAAAAGTTGCGGGAACAATTCCGTCCATATGATAAAAAGAAGGAGGAAGGCGACAAATGAAAAAGACGGCCCGACAACCGGCGGGGGACATGGCGTCCAACCAAACACCCCCACCGATTGCAAACCGTCCGGACACAGTGTACCACAGCTACGACGAGGTGGAAAGCATGAAAAGGTGGGAAAAAATAAAGACATGGTGGAATGATGCCAAATTCGAGGTTTCGATCAAAGCCATCTTTATATTTGCGGTCGTAGTTTCCTTTTCTCATACGATAGAGTTATACAGTTCCGTGGGATTTGATGATAAGATTGTTTGGCTGAATGATCTTCTCAGAGTGGATTTTATCACCCTCGCTCTGTTCGCAACCTTGGCCGCTGAGGCGGCTTTTGCAGTAGGTCTATGGGGACTATATGAAGCCTACAAAAAGAAACAAGGGTTCCCAAGTATAAAGGAGTTTTGGCAGATATGGACGCTCTTCGGTAGCGGTCTCCTTGTCGTTGGCTGGTCAAACATCGGCGGAACTGTCGGGTATGATTTCATCGTCGGTCAACCAGTTAAAGGGATTGCCCTAGGACTTTCAATTCCCCTGTTTGTTTTGGGAGCTGTCCTGGTGAATTTCAAGCGCAAACATCCATCCATCGACCAGCCATCCAATCAGACTCAGCCAATCAGCCAACCAATGGTTGAGGTGGAAGAACAATCAACCAACATTCAATCAGACAAGCCAACCAAAAGCCAACCGTCAACCATTCAGCCGGAAGATGACAGCCAAACAGAACCAACCATTGAACAGTCAGCCAACAAGCAACCAGCCAACTCAACCACTGAGTCAACTACGGTTAGTCAGCCAAACCAACCAGTGGACAGATCAGCCAACCACACAAAGACAAGCGATCAACCAGCCAACCAAGGCAACCAGTCAAAACGGACGACCGAGCAACCAACCAAGCGAATCAGCCAAGAGAACGAACAGTCAACCAAGCGGGTACATAGTCAGCCAGCCATAACAACCAGCCAATCAACCAAAAAGAAACAGTCAACCAACCAGTCAACTATTCAGCCAGCCAAAAAGGTTGTTGAAGTGGCTGAAAAATATCGGGCAGAAAATGGCGAATGGCCGAGTCAGAGACAGTTGGCTGAATTGGCTGATGTCACCCGATATCAGGCAGCCAAGGTACTCAGCCAGTTGAAGAAACAGCCACCAGTCCAATCAACCACCAGTCAGTTAGTCAGCCAGGCAAATGGCTGAATGGTCGATCTTCAGCCAACCAAAAAAAACCGGGAGGGATCACCCCTCCCGGTTTTGTTATTGTGTTACGAATGTATCCAAAAACTCTTTTCTTTTAGATTCTTTATGGATCACTGGATCAATATATTCTGAAAGGCTTTTATTTCCTTCTTGATAGGCTTTATGTAACTCATCAAAGTTTGCTTTAAAGAATTGTTCCAACTCTTCCCGTGATGCTTTGAACTTGTAGACCTTACCCTTCACAGGAATCTCCATATCGATTTTTTTCACTTCTGGATAAAGGCGAGCAATCCTTAAAGACTCAGTAAATCCTCTAGTTAAGTTCATTTCCAATCGCTTTTGGGTTCCTTGGGTTCCACTCCAGTATGTATTGAAATCCTTTGAATCGATTTTGGAATCAGGATTTTCTTTTTTGTATTCATCATAACTGCCATAATAGCGAATCGTGACAACGCCATCCTTTAATTCGCTTTTCTGGATAAAAGAACTGCCTCGGATCATTCTTACATATTCTTCAAAGGAAGGTATCTTTACTTCCTGTTTTTCCTCGACTTTATCGGAATTGGCACCAGTATCCTCTGAATAACAGCCGGTAAACACTAAGGCAAAACCAATTAAGATGAATCCTAATAATTTGTGGAATCTTTTCAT